CCTGCGACATGCTGGCACAAGAAGCCAAGGTTAATAAAAAGCCTCGTGCTAAAAAGCCCACTGACAAAGCCAAGGTTGTGGCCAAGATGAAGTATCTCAAGCAGGACGAAAAAATTAAATTGGTATCTATCAACCCACAAGATATCATCGGCGGCAAGGAATTGTGGATCTATAATGTCAAATCACGTAAATTAGGCAAGTATGTGGCTGCTGAATTCAACGAACTTGGAGTCAAAGGCACCACAGTCGTTGGATTTGATCCAATAAAAAGTGTACAGAAAACCCTGCGCAAGCCCGAAGAACAGCTCAAAGAGTTCAAGGCTGCGGGCAAAGTACAGTTACGAAAGTTCTTGGACGATATCAAGGCTGTGGATATCAAGCTCAACGGCAGGATCAACGAAGAAACCATACTGCTGAAAGTAAGTTGATTTGATAAATATTTGTATGGACAATACAAACGTTAATCTCCCGCTTACTGATTTAGACGAAGCATTTAAACTTATAATCGCAGCCTACGCACGGACTACACAAGATATAGGCAAGTTCTTGGAATTTCGCAGTGATATCGAAGGCAAAGGTGTTATCTGGAGCGGTCAAGGACATACTAAACAGCTTGTTTACTATTCAAATCCTGACAGATTTTTCGTATCTGAAAACATAGATCTAGCCCGAGGTAAAACACTATCAATTAATAATGTAAAACTAATTGATGAAAAAGAGTTAGGCCCTACCATCACAAAAAGCAATTTGCGAGAGGTCGGGCATCTTAAAGGACTTATAATTGATGGTGGGTTATCTGTAAGTCAATTCCTTGTATTTGATGCCAATACAAATAGACTGGGACTAGGCACAGATAGTCCGAACTCAGCCGTAAGCATAGTTGACAACGATGTTGAAATAGTGATAGGGTCTCCGGACACCTCTAGAGCATTTATAGGAACATTCAGCGGACACTCTCTTGATATTGGCACAAATAATACCGCAAGAATCAGCATGTTGCCCGACGGAAATATCGTAATAGGTAATACAAACTCCGGATATCATAAAGTATCAATAATGGGGTTGGTTGGTGTAAACACCCAAACTCCTGATCAACGCAGTGCTCTTCATGTCAATGGCGCACTGAAATTCAACGACAAACTACACTTTAGTGCTGCTCAAGCACCACTTATGAATTCTTATACCAAAGGTGATGTATGTTGGAATGACAACCCACAGGCTGGCAAACATGTTGGATGGATATGTGTGCAGTCAGGCAACCCTGGAATATGGAACGGATTCGGTAGAATCGATTAATGCCTCGAGCATTGGTAGTCGGTAATGGCGAAAGCAGACGCCACGTTGATATCAGCACATACACCGATCATGTTCTTATAGGATGTAATGCCATACACAGAGATTTCAATGTCAATCATTTGATCTGCTGTGATCGTAGAATGGCAGAAGAAGCTGTAAACAATCCCAACACTAAAGACACAGAAATCTATGTGCGTGACCATTGGCATCACTACTTTAGAAAAATAAGAAAAAACAAAAACATCAATCTTCTACCTACAGTTCCCACTAAAGGAGAATTGAAAAAGGACCAAGCCGACCATTGGGGCAGCGGTGGATACGCTGTGTTATTGGCAGCTGTGTTAGGTCACCAAGAAGTCACAATGATCGGATTTGATCTGTATCCAATCGATCACAGTGTGAACAACATCTACAAAGGCACTGTGAACTATGCTAGATCGGGAGCACAGGCAGTGGATCACAGCTATTGGGTCTACCAGATCGAATCAGTGTTCATACATTATCCCAACACAACATTTGTGATTTATAATAGACCAGACTGGAACATGCCGCCGGAATGGCGGAAAAATAATGTGGAATTCATTGCATTATAAATAGAGATGTAGTATACTATTACAATACACACACAAAGAGGACTCTATGGCATCATCCCTCTCTAAACACTCTGCTGTCATCAAACTTGCTACCTATATAAAGGAGACTAGAGATGGCAAAATATCTTTCAACAAAACACTACGGACACAACATTGGTCTGTCAGCGGTATTCCGTCAACCTAATGCAGATCACAGTCACTGTCATCTACTACACGGTTACAGTCTAGCGTTCACATTCACATTTGGCTGTGATCAATTAGACGATAAAAACTGGGCAGTAGACTTTGGGGGACTTAAACAACTCAAAGCATGGCTAGAAGATAAGTTTGATCACAAATTAGCATTGGATCTTGCCGACCCGCATCTAAAAAAATTCCAAGAACTTGAAGATTTGGGCTTGGCCGAAATTAGAATCTTTGATGGCGTTGGGGCGGAGAAATTTGCAGAACACGCTTTCGATTTTGCTAATCAACTTATCAAAGAAAAGACTGGTAGTCGTTGCTATTGCGTTAGGGTAGAATGTGCAGAACACGGTGCTAACTCGGCTATCTACGAAGGCTAAAAATCTTTGGCGCCTTTGGGCAAAAGCATTGGGTGAAAAATCAGGTACTACTGATCAGGAAGCTGACAGAGTAGCACTTGTTCGCACACTTATTGTTCTAACCTATATCGTTACAAACCTGTTTATTATTGCTGGTGTTATAAGACATTGGTAAATAATAATATGCGTACATTTAATATCAATCAACTTACCATCGGTAACAACCTACCCTTTGTTCTTATTGCTGGTCCGTGTCAAATAGAAAGTCAGGACCATGCAGAAGACACATGTGCTAGACTTATTGCTATCACAGCATTACTTGGCATTCCACTAATATACAAAAGCAGTTTTGACAAAGCCAATCGTTCTAGCATCAGTACCAAACGTGGTATTGGAATTGAAGAAGGTTTGCAAATTCTTAATTCGATCAAGCATAGTTTTGGAGTGCCTGTTTTAACAGATATTCATGAATCGTGGCAGGCCAAAGAATGTGCAGAAGCCGGTATTGACATACTACAGATTCCTGCCTTCCTGTGCAGGCAAACAGATTTATTGTTGGCTGCTGGAGAAACCGGATGTGCTATCAACGTCAAGAAAGGACAATTTCTTGCACCCCACGATATGAAAAATGTTGCTGCAAAGATTGCGTCAACTGGTAATGAACGCATCATGTTATGCGAAAGAGGATACACTCATGGATACAATAATCTTGTGGTTGACATGCGCAGTCTACCTATTATGGCAAGCACTGGCTATCCAGTGGTCTTTGATGCTACACATAGTGTTCAACAGCCTGGAGGAATGGGAGAAAGATCTGGTGGAGATAGGACCATGGTCCCGTACCTGGCGAGAGCTGCTATAGCCACAGGGTGTGTATCAACTCTGTTTATGGAAACACACGAAGATCCGGATAACGCACCCAGCGATGGACCTAACATGATCAAGCTGGACGATCTCTCAAAAATATTAGAACAATTGGTTGCCATAGATGGAATTGTCAAAAGAACAACGTCAACAAGCCAAGGCTGAAAAGAGAGCTGCCAAAATAGCAGCACGTGGAGAATATCCCGATCTAGTAGTGCCTTCGAATCCCAGCGATCCTGTCACTGTGTTGTGTGTGAAATTTGGACACAAGTACGGCAGAGAATATGTAGAACGTTTGCGCAACATGGTGTCAAGGCATCTCACGGTACCGTATGAGTTTGCCTGCCTCACTGACGATCAGCATGGCATCCCCGGAGTACGTAAAATATATCAACCCAATGCCAAATATTCCAGAGGATGGTGGCACAAGGTGCATATGTTTGACTCTGTCTTGCCCCTTAGAGGAAGAATACTTTATCTCGACCTTGATGTGGTCATACATGCCAGCATGGACAAGCTCACCGAATATCATCCCACCAGTTTTATAGGTATCCATGATTTCAATAGAAAATTTCATCCGTCGTGGAGCTATCTCAATAGTTCTGTGTTGGCATGGACTCACGGGACACAGAGCCATATCTATGAGCAGTTCAAACAAAAGCCTGCAGATGCACAACGACTGCAAGGGGATCAAGATTGGATATGGAAGTTGTCCAAGGAAAAAATTAAATTTTGGCCTAAAGAATGGATCATGAGTTACAAATGGGAAATACGCAGTCGTGATGAATTGTCTGTAATAAATGGTAAAAGACAGTTCAAAACTGTTCGAAATGATGTTAGACCTCCTCTAGACTGTAGCATTGCTGTGTTCCACGGAGAACCAAATCCACAGGATGTTCAGGACAAATTTGTAGTTGACAACTGGCAGTGATGATGTTATACTTGTAGTATGACATTTACCACACATCAAAGTCAAGTTCGTACAATCAAACGAGGCGATCCCCGTTTTCGTATTGTTGACAAAGTTATAACCTGTGATA